AGAAACATGGAGATTAAGCCACTGGACAGCAAGGTATGGACAAATGTAGAGGGTGAGGAATACAAGGAAATTCTAATGAAGGAGGAACCTAAACCTGAAATGACGAGGGAGGTTATTGATAATGAGTTACTTGGAGAGGATAAGTTCATCGGTGTATCTCAGGTTGCAGAACTTCTTGAGATGACCGTGGATCGTGTTCGATATTTAAGTCGGTTGGATAGAATACCGTCCTTCACTTTAAGAGATAGGGGAACACGAATTTACGAGAGGGAAAAAATACTGGAACTAATGAAGCCATTCTGATTTTCTAGGGGAGAGAATCATGGATGATGATCCGTATTTTATTATCAAGAGAAAAATTATAACAGACCAACTTTACTATCTGGAGCCTTTCACTAAGATGCAAGCGTGGATTGATATGATCCGCATGGCAAACTGGGATGATGGTTCCTTTGAGTCAGGTCTTGACCAGATCAACCTGTCGAGGGGCGAATTTATTCATACTGAGGAGCATCTTTCAGAGGTATGGAAATGGAGTCGTGGAAAGGTCAGGAGGTTCATAAAATGGTGCGAAAAAGATGACCGTCTGACGGTACGCAAAACGATACTAGTGTCGGGACAGACCAGAAACATTGTAAAGCTGGTTAATTACGGGAAGCACCAGTTCCCTATTAGTGATGACGGTACAAGCCTCGGTACAAGTCTCGGTACAAGTGACGGTACACAAGAAAAGAAAAAGAATAAAAAGAAAACTATTAAAAATAATATATCTACCGAAACGGTAAAGGAAATTATTGAGGATTTGAATACAGTATGCGAAAGAGGATTTGGAACTGAGCTACCGAAATGGAAGGATTTGATACAGGCTCGTTTCAATGAAAGCAGTAGTCGTTCAATAGAAGATTTTAAAAAGGTTCACAGGATCAAGAATAAACAATGGAAGAACGATCCTAAATACTCCAAATATTTAAGACCCTCCACTCTGTACGGCAATAAGTTTGAAGAGTATCTCAACGAAACTGAGTATGAGGCAGCCCAGCCGTGGTCTGATGACCTGTATAATTCCAACCTATTTCCAGAGAATAAAATGAGATACAGCAATCCGATTGCCAATAATTTTTCAACAGTCCGTAAGATAGCAAGAGTTGAGATTCAGAATATGGAAAGTGCGGAAGATTTAATTGCTCTCTGGGAGAAGAAATATTCCGAGTCCTGGAAACAGGATATAAAGATAAAGGAGATGTATCAGAAGAAACTAGCCGAATTTGATGTTTAAATCGCCCTGTGCTGAAAGAAAGATAGTGGGTGAGTGTCAGTAGACCTTTAATAATTTTTGGACGGGATGGAACCTATTCTGAGAACAATCATGGAAGACAAGGCAGAAATTAAGAGAATTAAGGTAATTGAAAAACGGCAGAAGAAGTACCAGGACAGTACCGAACTGCGAATTAATTATGCAAAGATATTAAATGAACACTATAAGAAAAATAATTACGGTCACCAGTTATTTAAAAAGATTAACATTCTAAAAAAGGAGGAACCGGCAACTGACAAAAAGTGAAACCAATTTTATTAATCTAATCATAGGAGAGTCAAATGGCAAACTTAAATAAAGTGATGCTGATAGGAAGATTGGGGCAGGACCCTGAAGTAAAAGATGCAGGAAATACCCCAGTGGCAAATTTTTCAATAGCCACAAACGAGAACTGGACTGACAAGAACGGTGAAAAGCAGGAGCGGACCGAGTGGCACAACATTGTTGCATGGGACAAACTTGCAGACCTTGCCGGTAACTACCTGCGTAGAGGATCGAATATTTACTGCGAAGGTAAGCTGCAGACCAGATCATGGGAAAGTCAGGAGGGAGAAAAAAAATACCGTACTGAAGTTGTTATCAATCAGTTGCAGTTTCTTGATAAAAAAGAGGATAGCAATACTGGTGCTGAACCTCAACAGTATGCAAGGGAACAGCCTCAACGGCAGCCGGTAAATGATCAATCCAATATTGAAAGGATACAATCTAATTTTCAGGGTAATGAAAAGAAAGATGACATTCCCTTTTAAATATAACCTTCCGAAAGTAAGGTGTCGGGTTTGCAGGGAGTGGTTCCAGGCAAAGCGGATTAATTCTGTGCTTTGCAGTCCGGTATGCAGGAGTATCAACAGGAGGGAGAGTGAGATTGACCGCAACGATAAAATTCGTAAGGCAAATCTTGCAAAGATTAAGAAAATTAAATGCAGGGTATGCGAAAAGAAGTTTGCTCCCGTTCCCTGTACAAGAGTCACCTGTTCACACAAATGCAGTAAAACCTACAGACCCGTCAAAAAAAAAGGGTTGCCAAGGAGCAGGAAATTAAATCCCGATACTGCATTTGGCGGTTTTTCGTTTGGAGAGAATCTCGATTCTTCCCAGAAGAAAGCTGAACACAGGGTGGAAGTGGTTGCTGCCATGAAAGAATTTCTGGACAGGGGAGGTAAGATCGAGATAACACCACCCCTCCCCTCCCCGAAGGTTCCTTCAGTCGGATCGGTGGAATGGTCATGGGAAATGAGGGCAGGAGTCGGCCCTTTTTACAGCGCACAGGAACTATCTGAACCTGATTATATTCTTGAAGATATAATCTTAAATAAAAAATAGGAGAGAAAATGGGAATAGAAATAATACCTGATATGTCCAATGAGGAATATCATGCAACTGGTGCAGTCGGAAAATCGATGCTTGATAATATCCACAAGTCACCAGCACACCTGAAAATAGCAGGGAACAAAAATCCGGGGCCTCCCCTTATTTTGGGATCGGCACTGCATTGTGCGGTACTTGAACATGAGACTTTCAATGACCGTTACATAGTTGAACCGGATGTGGACAAAAGAACAAAGGCAGGGAAAGAAGAATATGCCGTGTTCCTTCATGCAATGGAGAAAAAAGGCAGTCCGATTATTCTCACGCAGAATCAGTTGGAAACAGTGAATAAAATGACGGAGTCTCTATCCACACATCCAAGGATCAAATCCCTGTTTGAAAGTGGACAGGCTGAAACATCCATATTCTGGGAGGAAAATACACTGCCCTGCAAGTGCCGCCCGGATTGGATTATAAATAATGGCGAGTATGTGGTTGACCTGAAAACAACACAGGATGCATCACCGGAAGGTTTTGTGAAAAGCATAGCAAACTTTCGTTACCATGTGCAGGATGCATGGTACTCAAGAGGTGTGCAGGTTGCCTACGGTCAAGCACCCAGAGCCTTTATTTTTCTTGCAGTGGAGAATAAGCCACCGCACAATGTCGGTATTTACAGCCTCAACCAGGATTCTAAAGATGAAGGATGGATGGTTGCCAGACATGATCTGGATAAATATCGGGATTATATTAAAGACCCTGAAGAGGATCGATTTGACGGTTACTCAAGGGATGTTGTTGAACTATCTCTGCCCAAATGGGCATTCACACAATTTTAAAGGAGAGAAAAATGAATAAGAATGAATTAAGTACAGAACTGACGGGCCTCCTTCCGCAGATGGAGAACGCCCTGCTCAACACTAATATTCCTGCGGAAAAGATTGCCCGTATTGTTCTTACGGAAGTAACTAAAAATCCCAAGATACTTAACTGTACAAGGGAGTCTATCCTAATCTCGGTTATGGAAGCCTGTCAACTGGGATTGGAACCTAATGCAATTTCAGGTCTGGGTTACCTCATACCATATGGAACCAAGTGCCAGTTTATTCCGGGCTACAAAGGTTACATAAAACTTGCTCTTCAGGCTGGAAGTGTCTCCAGTATCTGGGCAAGGGTAGTGAAGGAAAATGACCTGTTTGATTACGAGGAAGGTGACACTCCCTTCATCAAACATAAACCATGCATCACTGGTAATTCCGGTAAACCGATAGTTGTCTATGCCATCTGTAAAAAGACCAATGGTGACAAACAGTTTGAGGTTATGACCTTTGAGGATGTGGAGGCAATAAGGAAAAAATCCTCTGCCGGTAAATACGGACCCTGGAAGGATGATTGGAACCAGATGGCAAAGAAGACTGTCCTCAAGCAGCTCTGCAAATATCTGGAACTTGATTCAGACAAGGCATCCATTGCTGCCGAAAAACAGGAAGGTGGAATGTCCGGTATGGTTTATGACCTGGATAAAAAAGATTTTATCTATGTCAATGGAGGAGAGGAAAAACTGGAAGGGAACATGACTGATCTTGTAGAAGATGCAGAGGATTTAAACGAAAGGTTCCCTGTAGCAAACTAGATTCAACGCCCGATCACAAGTCGGCTACCTCCCCAGGAATCTAATACTTCTCAACTGGGTTTCAGTGGGCTTAACCAATAACCACGGTGTCGGGCGTTTCAATACATGGATGTATTATGTATGAAGTTACCCTGAATGAAGCAGAACAGAGACTAACTGAATATATTGCAAAGAAAAGGATTGCATTCCATCAGCATGATGAGTCAGTAATACAGAAAAACAGAGAACATTGGAAAAGGGATCAGACAGAAATTGACCGTGAAGGATTTGGTGGAGAGATTGCATACTGCAAATTTATGAATCTGTATCCTGATCTTGAGTCAGACCTGTCATCTCCAGACTATGACTGCATTTCGTGTAATGGAGAAAAAATTGATGTAAAGACTACAAAGTACAGGGACGGTCACCTGATTGTTCCAGTGAATAAAATTACTCATCCTGCCGATAAGTATGTTCTTGTTACCGGAGAATTTCCTGTATATAATATTATCGGGGAGTGTGGTGCAGAAAGACTGTTCATGGAAGAGAACATCAGGGACTTTGGAAAAGGTCCCGGATATACTTTATGTCAAAATAAACTGGAGGATGTGTTATGAGTAACTATAATTTTTATGACAAACTGGAAATGGAAGATGCAGGATTTAACTATAAAGAAAGGACTTATATTCCGAAGGAATGGTCTGAGGAAGAATCTCCGCAATGGCAATACTTAGAAAATAATGATAACAATCGAATTGCCGTTCCCACCTTCCGTCAATAATTACTGGCAGGTTGCCCGGAACAGGATCATAAAAACTAAACAGGCAAGGGACTACAAGAAGAATGTACAGCTACTGCTGCTGACATACCATGAACAAATCAGGGAGTGGAACACAAGACTGCATAAGGATGGTTCCAGAAAATCAGACAAAGATACAAGACCACTTGCCTTGTCGGTAGCAGTACACTATCCGAAACGCTCCGGGCCATTGGCAGATATTGATAATTTATTGAAGGTATGTATAGATTGCCTTGAAGGTTTTCTGTTTGAAAATGACCGTCAGTTCAGGCACATTCAAATATCGAGGGAAGCACAGACCACAAAGGAAGGATCAATAAGAGTTACTATAAAACAATGTCCCGATGAACTAGTGGTACATGACGGAACTTTTATCGTCAAAGGTATTCACTGAGGACCATCACGGGGTGACAGTAACGAAAGACCACCTGCACCAAAACCACTCATCCTGCCAAGAAGACCTGCCCGTTGTTTCATCTTGTCACTTAAATACTTATCCTGATCAGTAGTAAATTTTTGTCTGGATGCACGAATCTGCTGTGGCCCCTTTGCAAGTCCGGCATCTCCAATAAGGTCTTGTGTAAATGTTGTTTGTGCCTGACTCTCAGGACTTAATTTTTCAATTAAACCAGGATAGTTTTTCCTGTTCATTGCATCTGCAGCCTGTACTGCCTCATTGGGAGGTACAAGAACTTCTTTCAGTGGTGCAGTTTGTGATCCTGTTGTGGGTTTAAAGAAATTATTATTAAATGCTTCTTCCTGCAATGTATCCATCCTGCCCTTGAAGAGACTGTAATTTTCATCATCGGGAATCATTCCCTTCCATCGTAACTTCATTTCAGTCTGTGGATCGAGCCAACCTTCCACCTCACCTTTTGGATTGGATACTTTATTTTCAAGTCTTTTTGCTGAACTGTTGAATGCGGAAGCCCGGAACATTAACAATTCTCCAGGAGTCATATTCAGTTGGTCCAACTCATAAATCTTATCCAGTGCATCAGTTTTATCATCAAGAAATGTTCTACCGTCATCAACTGCCTTTTTCATACGATAGGCAGAAGAATAGGTGTTCCTTGCTTTCTGGTACGAAGACTGTACTGGAGGAGTATCAACAACAGGCGGTGCAACCTGTCCTCCGGCTGGACTTGTTGTCTCTCCTAGTCCCAGCAGTTGTTTCTCTGATTTTTGCTGGTTGTAAATCTTAGTCTCATGGCCCAGCAGTAGATCATCTGCAATTTTTACCATCTCATTTTTCCTTCTGTTCAGCAGCGCATAGAAATGAGACTTTGGATGTTCTGTCCTTATTATTTCATCAAGATGTTTTTTAAGTGAATCTATAGTAGCAAAAGATATATCATCAGGGTTCAATGTGTCATCCATCTGGGCAGATGCTTTTACTTCTGGTGAAAAATCTTCCAGTTCAAGTTTTGCCTGTGCCTTTGCTTTCTTGTAAAAAGTCTTTGAACTTCCCTTCCCCCAATCATCCAATACAGATAATATTACACGAATCTTGTCTGCAAGTAGTCCACCCGGATCACGGATTGATGGTTGTTCCACACCAGTGTAGCCCGGTGCTTCAGCAGCAACCCCGTATCCTTCCCCTGTGGCAGTATATCCTGCACCAGGTTTACCGGACTTGATTCTTGGGGAATTATATGTCTGTAAATAATAAGGTTGCGATGCATCTTTTGCTTCATTCATTAACTCATCACTTAACTTATTTA